AATAAAATTTATAAATGCTTCTTGTAACTTTTTGTAATCTTTTAACGTTAATTTTTTTAAATCATCGATTGAAACTTGGCACAAATTCGCCATTGTGATTAGTTCTTTTGCAGAGTCACTACCTTTGTATTCATCAGCAAGTAACTGATCGGCAACTGTAGGTTCTCTAACTCTAAGCACTTTCATCGGTGTGCCATCAACATCAATAGCGCGGTTCAACGTCACATCAATAAAGCCAGTTTCTATATTTGCCATAAAATGCCTATAAAAAAGCGCACACAGCAAAAGCCATGCGCGCCATTTGTTTATTAAATACCTAGCGCGCTTCTCATGCCCGCGAGAACATCCGTGCCATTCATTGACTGAATCATGTTTTGCACGTCGATTTCTTGCACTTCTTTATCGCCATGCTGTAGCTTGTAATAATTGAGAGCCATAGCCACTTTTAATGATGCAATCTCTCCCGCTTTCGATGTACCAGCGTCGATTGATTTAATCTTGCCGCGCATAGTATGAATAACAGTAGTAATTGTTCCATCAAATGATTCCAAAGCCTCACGAGCAACAAAAGATATATTTTGCCCCTCACTCACTCCGAACATTGAGAGTACGTCTGAGTCATAGCTAATTAAGCTAAAATCACTTTCTAACTTTTCCATGCCCATTGAAATTTCGATTGGCGCAGACATGCCGCCAGCCCTAAATTCTTCAGTGACCAAAGTTAGTTTAGGTGGGTTAAATTCCTGAATTTGTCCGGCATAACCTCGACCATCGACAAATAGGTTAATATTTTTACGAACGTTGCGAGCCGCCATTAGAAAATTTCCTTGATGTAATCATTCACAAGATGCGAACGGAAAGTGATATGTTCAGCAGGGTAAGGCGGAGTAAAGTCAAAATCGAAATAGACTTTTCCAAGAGCAATCTGGCTGGGCGTGTTAAGGTCAGGATCAGCCCAACATTTACCACCAAGAATTGCACCGATGCTGGTTAAATAACGTAAGTAAGCATTAACGCTTTCTGTCACGTCTTGAACATAAGTTTTAGTAATGTTTCGATCAACCGCCCACATGTGTGCGCGCAATAATGAATCATTAATAATGTCAGCAGTTCGTCGCACTGATAAAAAGATCCACTTAGTATCATCAGTTAAAGTTCTGTTGCCCCATAAGCGATAGCCATCATGTCGAATGATAGTAGCCACGCCGATTTCATTTAATAGATTAGCGCGGCTAGTAACATCACCTAACGCAAAATCAATGGGTCGACCAACGCCAATAATGCCATTAATATTTTGATTAGATGGCGACCACCAAAAGCCCCGCTCATTATCAGATTTAGCAATCAAACCAGCCACGCAAGGTGAGGCAGGAACAGTAATAATGTCACCGACTGAATCAGTCTTTTTAACCCACGGGTCAATCATGTAAACACGATTTGAGCCAAAATCACCCGCATAAGCAGTTGCTTGAGCGTCAGTCGAGTTCGGTCCGTCGCAAATAATAACCGCGCGTAATTTTTCAGCGATTCCAATCAATTCAGCAACAACAGGATTAGCCAAAGAGCTAGGGCGTTGATGGGTAAAGCTAGGAGCAATCAATATTCTAGGGCAGAAGCCAAGTTTCGATTCAGCGCCTAAGAACGCTTGCACGCCCTCATAATCTCCAGTGCCAACATTCACGCCGCCAATGATATTAGCCATTGTCGCTTCTTCTGTATCCTCCTCAGCAACACGAATGACGATAATAACCGCGCCCGCTTGGTCGAATATCGAATCAATCGCACTAGGTAAAGATCCGTCACTAATACCCGTATTAGCAAGCAATAGGGCGGCATCGCGCCTAGATCCAGCAATTAATACTGGAGTATTTAAAGGAAAGGCAGTTGCATCTGCGCGTGGTGCTGTGCCAATTAACCCGATAACAGCAGAGCGAACAGTCTGTATAGGGCGTGGTCCAGCGTCAATTTCTAAAACCTCAACGCCATGTAAAAAAGTTTCACTCATGTTAATAAATCCTCTGTAGGGTTAACCGGATAACCGTAGTGTGCATAATGAGCATTTTTAAAATAATCATCCTCTTGCGTGTTTTCCATCATCCCATTTGTTGAATAGTTGGTGCGTTTGCAGAGGCTAATAAAATACGGTTACTGATCTCATTAGACTGCACCATCTCATTCCTGAACGACTCAACCGCCGCGCTGGTAGATCTTTGTTGCATAGAGTTTTCAACTAATAACATAGGCAACCAAGACATAGCACAGCCGTGTTCATCAACTGACTCACCCGTGTTTGGGTTAGTACCAGCTAGTTTTGTCCACCACGCGCAACGATGTATAGCGCCGTCTTTTATTTCTTCACACTTCGAGCCAAGCGGGCATGTAACGACTGTTTTAATTTCCATGATTAGTTTTTAGCACAAATAATCATATCAATGTATTTTGGCGTCCAACTGACAGCCGCAGTTGATGATATTGAACCCGCCGGAGTGCCAACCGCAGTTGATGATATTGAACCCGCCGGAGTACCAGCCGCAGTTGATGATATTGAACCCGCTGGAGTGCCAGCTGATACTGAAGAAATATTTGCATAGCCAACCCCAGTATTGTGACTTCCTGTCCATTGCTGCTTACTATCAGGTCCACTTGTTGCGTTATAAGACGGAGCAGAGCCAGTATCAGTGTGCGTGTGTCCAGAATCTGCATGCGTATGAGCGGCAAGTGCATTACCTGTAAAAGCATGCGTATGAGCGGTAAGCGTACTGCCAGTGAAAGTGTGCGCATGATCGGCAAGTGCATTACCTGTAAACGAATGTGTATGAGCCACCATTGTTTTGTCGTTCAAAATAGGCGAGTCAGTACCGCCGCTTCCACCGCCCGCCGCATTAACCGCCCGAAGCATGGCATTGTTAATGGTTATGTCTTGAGTCCAGCCAGTAGGCGCCGCCGCTTGGAAAAAAGCTATCTTTGTGCCAGCCGCGAAAATAGTATTAGCGCCATCCGTTATACTGTTAAGTTTGATCTTATCAACCGCCGACAGACTACCCGCCGCCGAAGTTGTTGCCGCCGATATGCTTATTGCTGGCGCAGTTCCACCGGATGAAACAATAGGATCAGTTCCAGTAACACCCGTGACAGTTCCCGCGCCAACAGTAGCGCCAGCCGCTATGCCGTTAAGTTTCACCTTATCCGCCGCGCTCATAAAGCCATCAATCGTAGTGCTTACCGCGCCATGAGCCGCGCCAGTTGAACCAACGTGAGCAATAGGGGCGGCATCATTCACTATTTCCGCATTGACAAAGGCGGTAGTGGCAAGTTGAGTGGTCGAGTTACTAACAGCCGCCGTTGGCGCGGTAGGTACGCCCGTTAAAGCAGGGGATCCTTTAGGTGCATAAGTTGATTCAATAATATCAACATGATCTTTTAGATATTTAGTCCGATTAGCCAAGTTTTTAATTGGCGTGTTAGTGATACCAGACGCGCCACCAATGACAGGATCAGTAAGTTCAATTTGATAAACGCCCGCATCATAAGTTGATGTTTCAGTTAAATTTGCCATCGGTTAAGCGACTCCATGATTATAAGCGCCGTTATAGGTAACTGCGCCGTTGAAAAGGTTACTGGCTTGCGTAAATACTAACTCGATTAAATGACAGCGAGCTGGCGCGGTATAATCCAATATTCGCCGGATCTGTGCCGCTTGAGCATTGCTAATAGGTCGAGTAAGAAAAAAGCGATAACGCGCCCATTCAGACGGGTCGCCGTAAGTTTTAAGCCCGTTGTGGGTAGAAACGTTGTTATAAAAATTATTAGAGTTACCCTCAAACAATATGCTGTCACCGTAACCCGCATCAGCAATGGCTTGCTTAACTGACCACACAGAGCCTTTTTTGCGCTGAACAGCTACGGTGTTTTTAACGATGTTGCGCTTAGTATCATCCGACCAGCCATTGTCCCACTCATCAACACCAAGACCCCACGCCAACCAAGCAAGCAAATGGTTTGGGCATAACTCTGGCGACCAAAGTTCACGAATAAGAATAGGCACATCACCAACGCGAGCAGTCGCAAGATCCAGCGCGCGCTCTTGGTCAGTAGCGTTATAAGGCAATAAGGAACTATTCACCCGTGCCACTAATTGAAACTGTTATAGCTGTGCAATATGGTGATTGATTCCACGCATTAACGATGGTTGCCGATGGTGACGAAAGCGTAACCAGTTGCACGCCTGATTGATGCAATGCCGCATAGACTCCCGAAAGCGTTATATCTCTGCCGATCTTACTCATGTCACTAGCATACTGAGTCGCCGCCGCAATCGACGCCGCAAGCACTTCAGCCTGACCCGTGCCGGGATACACTTTTAATGTTGCAGTAATCGCATAATTAACAATCGTTGCAGACGTCACTAAAACAGTGTCACATAACGGGCGAATAACCTCGCTATTTAATGCCGCAACCACTTTAGCAATTAGCGGCGCGGATGCGCTACCCGTGCCAGTTCTGGACAACAAAGCAACATTAACTGTGCCAGCGGTTAATGAGGTAACAGCAACATCCTTAATATCAGCGTCGGTAGTCAGCGCGTGAAACATGTAAGAGCCGCGAGATCCAGCCGTGGTATAGCCCTCTAATGATAATAAAATCCTAATTCGAAAATCATCATCTGGTTCATAAACAGCATCAGTAGGTGGTATTGTCGCATCATTAGCAGGCGTAATTAATAGCCGCATCACATCATAATTAGCCGCAATATTGTCAAGGTCGCTACCTACAGCGAATGGCAACATAACCCCGTGCGCCGCGTCATTCACTCTTTGCCTGATTAAAGTTTCACGGTACGCCGCTACCTCTAAAATTTTATAAGCAGGGTCAGACTCAACAAGCGCAGAAAATACAGGATCGCGCGCTTGAAGATCCGCCAACATTTCAGCCAATATAACTTCGAAGTTGAGAGTTTCAATGATCGCGGGTGCTGGTAATTCAGTTAAATTAACTGCGGTTAAATTAGAAGCCATTAAGTAACCAATATCCCATCAAGAGTAATTTTTTTCCCGTCAGGCTTATAAATGCCTATCAGATCCAACACAACGTAGCCCGCACTAGCTTCGGCAATTTTTACTTGCTGAACTGAAAAGCGAGGTTCCCATCGTGCTATTGCTTGAGCAGTAGCCGCGTAAAGCTCAAGAATGGTGGTGCGGTTTAATGGCGCGTCAGTTAATTGAAATAATCGCGAGCCGTAATCTCTCCGCATTACGCGCGTGCCAATAGGTGTGGTCAAAATATCGCGTATAGATTGGCGTAAGTGGTCAATCTCACCTAATGACTTGCCTGAGTTTGCATTAATTCCTATCATGAGCCAATGATCCTAATTTATGCATTAATGATCCTCTTGCGTACTTTCCTATTTTCTTAAACAGGTAAACCAGTTTGTGAGCCGCCGGACTGAACGCCGCCGTGTTTGTGAGTTTTTAAACTAATCGCTCCCGCCTTAACATCACCATCAGCCAATATGTCGCCCGTGACATGTACAGTTGGCGTTATAAGCTCAACCTTAGTTAATGCGGTTATCGTCGCCGTCTTGCAATTAATAGTGACGTTACCATTCCCCGCGATAGTAATAGCCAGCGCATTAGTTTGGCTGTCATAACTAACGATTGAACCATCCGGATAAATAGTGGTATCTTGAAATTTCGTAGCGCCAACAGGCGACGGGTAAGCAGTTTGATAAAGCGAGGGCAATACAACGCTTTGCGATAAATCACCATAAGGCGCAAGAATTAAAACCTGTTCACCCGCTCTAGGTGGATTCCAAGTGCGAGTAGTTCCCGCGCGCTGAGTGATCCACGGAAGCCAATCTGTAACCACGCCAGCCACGCGCACAGTCACTTTAGCAGTAACAGTGTCAAGATCCACCACCGTGCCGATGCGAATCATATTTGCTTGAGTACGCGCATTTTCAGATAAAGCAAAGCCGTCACTCATTATGGCGCGCTCACTAATTCATCAAATGGCTTGTAATCAGGCTCATGTGGTATGCCAATATCAGGCGACCATGAAAAATAAGGTTCTGGAGTAATTCCGCTATCAGTCCACACGGTTTCGCCCAAATGAATCACCTGTTGCCATTCCACTCTGAAACATTCAAATTGGTCGAGTTCGGCGTCAAAATCATCCGGAAAAATACCCACGATTTCAGCCGCACCAATCGGGCAACCCCATCGATTAGAATTAGCGAAAACAGCAAAAGCAGAAGCCAACTTTCTCACCTCCAGTTTTGGATTTTTTAAACCTTGTTTGAACGACATAACAAAGCGTGCTTCAAACCGCGCAAGAACGGCAAGTTGTTCCGTCGCTGGATCTGGATCAACGCCAGTTTCCATGTCGGTCAACTCAATTAAACAAGCAGGGGTGGGTAAATTCTTTCGATCTAAGCGGTAAGCCTCGACGGTTTTGAGATCCGGAAACTGAGCTTTAATAGCCGCGACAATTCCAGCATGTACGGCATCTAAACTTGTATTTGTATTAGCGTTCATTTTCTCACCTACCGCCAATGTTATAGTTAATTCGAGCGTTTAAATCTTTTATAAAGTTACGCATAAAAAGCTGTTCAACATCGTCAAAAACATCATCTTTAATAAACGAGTTCATCTTGCTATCAATAGCGACCGATGCCTCTCGAATAGGTGTCCTAGCCTTACCATCACGGCTATAAATACTTTTCCCTCTGCCATTCTTGCCGGATAAAATAAAGCCATGCGGGTAATTCACTCGCCCCGCTTTACCGCCCCAAGATGCACCACCTGATCGACTACCGTGAGCAGATCCGCGTAACATTGATAAAGGTAATGGGTTTAAACCAAACCACAATTTAGCACCCGCAACGCTCGCGCCTTGAATCTTAATAGCGCGTAATCGCTTGCGAATAAATGCCATTTTTTTTACATCAAGTTCAGACTTAAAGCCCTTGCTGGCTTGCTTCCGTAGAGTAGCCGCGGTTCTCTGGGCGGCGCGACTTAATGCGAATTTAACTTGCTTTTCAGTAGCGCCAAGCGACTCAGATATTGCATCAATTCCCTCTGCTTTAAAATTAAGGTTAAGCATTAACCGGACAACTCAGCAGGCGCAAGCTCAAGCACAGCAAAGCCAGTTCCATCCACATGCGGGGCAGATAACACATCAAAAGATTTTTTATCAACATCAACCCGATCACCACGCGCAACGCCTAAAACGTCACGCTCTAAACAATGAATGGTCGGTCTGTTAGTATCGCTTTCGTAACTTCCGAGCTGGCTATTTAGGTACGGGTCGTCAAAAATTCCTAAAAACTTTCTAACCATCCCCGTTTGCATACGCAAGGTGCAATTAATAGCAAAATCATCAAAATCGATAAAGTCGGTAATGTCATCCCAGTGTGGCGTTGACATTATTTTTTGCGCTTAGTTTTTGCAGTCTCAACAACTCCAGTGCTTTCAGTAGAGAGCAATGGATCTTCATCAATAACAATAACTTCATCAGCAATAATAATTTCAGCGGGTACTTTTTCGGGTGCATCTTTCGAAGTAGCAAGCGTTGCTTTGCCTCTACTCAATAAGTCTTTTGCTTCGTTGTTTGACACTTCAACAATTTCACCTTTTCGGGCAATTTCGCCGCCAATCAAAAAAGCCGAGCTAACTTTTAAATAAACTGAATCTGGCATGGTTTTCTCCAAATGATAAAAAAAGCCGGAACAAAGTCCGGCTTCATCTAAAGGTAAATATTAATCAGGTCTTCCAACGCTGAACGATTGAGATCTGCGTAAAGCAAAATCAACATCTTGGAAAACAACAACGCGGATGCGACCTTTTTGTGAGTAAGTATATGGATCAACCAATAGCTCTAAGCCGCCCCACATGCCAATCAGCAAGTCAGAAAAGTTACCCATGAAAACATCGCCAGCATTAACTTGGTTAGTGATTTCAGTTTTGTAACCGTTGACAGTATTGCCTTGCTCCCAAATTGTGCCGCCCTGTGCAATAGCCGCACTAGGGAAACGTAAGGTTGTTTTAGCGTGACCTCGGAAACCTGCGTTGCCAACATAAGCCATGCCAGCAACATCAGCATTGTTTAAAGCAATTTGAGTTTCCATTTCAACCAATTCAGCAAAGGTTGGTTGTGCGCCCGCGAATAGCACCGCGTGTACACCATCTTGGTTTGCAATGCCTAATGGTTGATGGGCTGAACCCGTACCGTAGTAACCAGCCTTATCAATAGTCAAGGCAAGGGCTTTAGCAAGATCCATTCTAACCAATGCTTCAACATCAAGACTTGATTGAACCATTAACTTGCGAGTGATTTCTGAGAAAGCCGCAACTGTTTTGCCGGTTAGTTGGATTTGACCCAGCTCCAATGCGCTTTGAGTAGCGTCAGCATCTTCGCCCAACCAATAGCCCTGCGAAGCGGCAACTTGTTTTGGTATATCGATGTTTCCAACCAATCCACCCATGACAGAGCCGAGTTGCATGATAGTTGCACGATCTCTTAAAATATCAACGAATGATTGCGCTTGCAAAGTAGTAGCAATTCCAAATCCGCCCGTATCACCAGCGCCAGTTCCAGAAACAGAAGTGTTGATAGCGCGAGTTAAAACGTCAGCCGGAATAATGAACTTGTCAGAATTTTTGCCTAGCTTTTCAGCCGCGGATCTTGAAGCCTCAAATTCAAATGCCGCCGCTTCATGCGCGCGACGATCAGTTGGTTCTGTTAATGCGCGGATCACTTTCATAAATGAAAAATTGCGCGCTTCCTTATCAGTCAAGCCGACGTTAGCATCAGCCATTTGCTCATTTAAAGGGCGTTGAGTTTTGGCATTAACGTGTTCAAGTAAAGAGCGTTGAAATTCCTCAGACGTTTTGCCGTCTTTTACAGCATCACGCGCTAAATCAGCCGCGCCGAATTTTTCGCCCATCTCTAAAATAGAGCGGGTTCTTGATCTTTCAACGTCAGTTGCCGCTTTTATGTCAACAGAAGTGTCGATAATTGGTTGTGTTTCCATTTTCGGTAGTTCCTCAATAGGTTTAATTAATTCTGGTTTAATTTCTAAATCGATTGACCGCCCAATTCCAACAGAAATGTCGGCAGGAACAGCCACAATAGAAATTTCAAAAGGCTCCCAAGATGTGACCGTCCAAACGTCATCGCCATCGCGCTCCTCAGTAACCTTTGCATCATGTATGATGTAGCCCACTGAAACGTGCTTGCGAATTTTGTCTTGAACGTCTTGGAAAATTTCTTCGGCTTGCGCGCTCCTCCCGAAGCGAACAACAGCCCGACCCCGTCGGTTTGCGTCGATTGAAACAGATTCAACAACACCGA